CTTTCGTTTGTTACTCCGCTTTCACCTGAAATAAATTTCCAAGGCTGTGAGGCTCCACTATGCGTTATTTCTAACATTTCATCGCCAGCAGCAGTTCCTTGCAGGTCTAACTTAGCACTAGGCGAAGTCGTCCCAATTCCAACATTTCCGAGGCTGTCGATGCGCATGGCTTCTGAACCAGCAACATTGGTAATAAATGCACCGCTGTTAGTGTCTGCATAAATCTGTGCTAAAGTTGCATCTGTATTGCGTACAAACTTAATGCCTGACTGAGAACCACCACCTGATGCGCCTGGGGATTTTAAAATTAGAGTGTCTGCATTTGTTGCGTAATCTTGAATAACAGTTAAGCGGCCTAGAGTTGTTGAACTCGTCCCAATGCCAACATTACCGCTGCTGTCGATGCGCATACGTTCTGTACCGCTATCTGTTGCTGACGAACCTGTTAAAAACACAATGTTATTTTCGCCACTGATATTACCGCCGTAATAAGTACCAAGCGAAATGCCGCCGTTGACACCTGTCACACGAATTGATGGGTAGTAACTGCTTCCGTCACCCTCAACATTAATTCTGGGGTTGGTGCCTTTGATGTGCAGGTCTTCTACAGGTGATGTGTTGTTAATCCCAACATTGCCATCCACAGTCAGCCCATCGCTGGTCAAAGTACCCGTGATGTCCAGATTGCCAGTCATAGTATCGCCAGCTACTTCAACGTAACGTGCATCTGACTGAGACTTGCTGTAGTGATCAGCTAGTACGAATGTACCATAAGCTACAATGTCTACGATGTCATTTACTGCAGCACCAGAGGCAAGCGTAATGCTTGTGCCGTTAGTTGCTGTGAAGTCAGTGCCAGCTAGTAGCTTAACACCGTTCAAATATACGTCTACATAACCTGTATCGTAGGTAGCAGCAAAGACTGTCTGACCTGAAGTAGCAGTGTAAGTAACACGATCTGATGTACCATTAACTGCAGAACCAGCAGACTGCCATCCAGAGCTACCATAGACATACATAATGTCTACAGTCGTATTAAAGTATAATGCACCAAGTACAAGTGCATCACCATCATTGTCTAGTGCAGGAGCAGATGCTTTAGCACCTAAGTAACGATCATCAAAGTTATCATACAGTGTCGCCGTATTAGACTCACTTGTAGCTGCATTACTTGCTGAAGTAGCCGCATTAGTCTCACTGGTTGCAGCATTAGACTCAGATGTAGCAGCGGCAGCAGCACTAGCAGCAGCAGAAGTAGCTGAACCTAGAATACCATCTACGTATGTCTTAGTAGTCAGGTCAGCAGCATTCGTAGGTGTGTATGTAGTTGTGATCTTCTGGCTACCCATGTCGATAGCACCAGTCATAGTGCCACCTGACAATGCTAGGTAAGTAGCATCAGCATATGCTTTAGTCATAGCATCTTGTGCTGCTGTAGGATCACCTAAGCCAGTAATCTTATTAGTAGACATAGCAATAGCACCAGTCATTGTACCACCTGCTAGTGGTAGCTTGGTTGCTATGCTATTAGTAATAGTTGTGGAGAAGTTAGGATCATCACCTAGAGCAGCAGCTAGTTCGTTTAGTGTATCTAGTGTCCCAGGTGCAGAGTCAACTAAGTTAGAAATAGACGTATCTACGTAACCCTTAGTTGCTGCATCGTTTGTATTAGTAGGTGATGTAAGGTTAGTGATGGTAGCTGTAGTACCAGCATTCATGTTCAACGTACCGTCGATAGTCACGTTGTTGAAGCTAGATGAACCAGTTGATGTAATGTTACCAGTTACGTCACCAGTCAAATCACCAGTTACGTTACCTGTGACATTACCAGTTACGTTGCCTGTTACTGGGCCTACAAAAGAAGCTGCTGTAACTGTCGTGCCTGTGATAGCTGCTGGAGTTGTTGTACCAATAGTAGTACCGTCAATAGTACCTCCATTAATATCAGCAGTCGCCAGTGTAGCTTGTCCAGATGTCGATACAGTTGTAAAGCTACCAGCAGCAGCACTAGAAGCACCAATAGTAGCACCATCAATAGCACCTCCGTTGATGTCTACAGTGGTAAGTGTAGATGTACCAGTTGCTGTTAGATCAGTTACTGTAGCTGCAGCAGATGTAGTTCCACCAATAATCACATCGTCTAGTGTACCACCGTTAATGTCAGCAGTAGCAGCAGTAAGACTTGTGTTAGCTGTAAGAGTTGTGAATGTACCAGCAGCAGGTGTAGCAGCACCAATAGTGGTATTGTCAATAGCACCTGAGTCTAAGTCAGCAGATGTAATGTTAGCTGTGCCTAGTGTAGTTACACCAGTAACACCTAGAGTACCACCGACTGTAGTGTTACCAGTTACACCAAGTGTACCACCAACAGTAGCATTACCAGAGGCATCCATTGTGGTGAAGTCAGCTGCAGCAGGGGTAGTGCCGCCAATAACAGTATTATCAATAGTACCGCCAAGAATAGTAACAGAACCAATCTCACCAATACCGTCTACATATAAGTTCTTAAACTTTAGTCCTGATGTACCAAGGTCAACATCGTTATCCGTTACAGGAACAATAGCACCGTCTTGAATACGTACCTGCTCAACTGCAGCACCAGAGACTTCAGAGTAAAAACTAATACGGTTATTTGATGTGTCTACTACTACTTTGTTGAGAGCATCGACATCAGCAATCAGAGGTACGTAAGCACCTTCTGTAGAACTACCATCGTGTTTATGTCCTCCTGAGAAAGCAAAGGCATCCCGTATCGCATTATATTCTGCGTTTACTGGTGCAGCTTTGATAACCGCATTAGCGATAATGTCAGCTACGGACTGTCTTGAATAACCTGCCATTTTATAACCTGTCTCCTACCCCAAATGTAACCACTAGACCTTGAATACTATGTGACGCATTGGAATCGTTAGTTACGAATTTAAATGATGCTGACTTACCTGAACCTGATATGTTTGTACGTTTAACAGGAGCAGGGTTACCATCAAAGATTGCTGTGCTATCATACAAAGCTTCATTATAATAAGCAGCAGCACCTTCTGTTGTTAATGTGAAGTTTGTAGGGCTTAATGTGTCAACATCTTCATAGTCATACAAAACTGACATAACAATCTCGTTATCACCCTCAGCCCGTAGATATGTAGCTACAGTGTAAAAGATTTTACGTTGCTCTGGGTCTTGCATATGAAAGAACGGTGTTTGAAAAACACTAAAGATGTCATCTCCATCAAAGTCATTGCCACGTTCTTGCCTATGAACTTTACCTGCGGAATCACCGTGTATAATAAATTCGTTTTGTCCTATATAACCACTGTCAGCACAAGTAGCTGTAATACCTAGCATCTGGCTATATTCAAACTGTAGTCCGTTAGGTGTCTGTCTAAACCCACCAATAATACCTTGAGAGTCTGCTGCACCAAAGAAATAACGGAACTGTGTTTTCTGCCTAATGACTACTGCGTTAAGACTTTCTAGGTCAATATCAAACACAATGTCAGTAAAGATAGACTGAATGTCTTTTGATACTGTCTCTAGGTTAACGTCACCAATCTTATCTGTACCACTGATAGGACGTAGACCATCTTGTGATAAAAAGAGTAGGTCACCACCTATCTCAATTACACTATCTGAAGCCATACACCCTAGATCATCTGTAACTTCTTGTAGTACAAAGTTAGAGATGTTATCGCCAACAAGCTTACGGATATTGTTAGTACCAAAGATATACAACACATCACGGAAAGATTTGATAGCTACAACAGGAAAGCCTACGTTAATAACACCAGCACCATCAGCAGGAGCAAAGCTAGTCTCATCGTAAGGTGCACTAAAATAAAGATTCGTGTTCTCACTAGGATCACCTGCTAAGAACATATGGTTTTTATATACGTGTGAGAACTTAGGTGCGCTGGGTGCATCTGCGTGTGTAATCTGAGTATAAGTTGTACCATCATATGTAGCTGCAGGGTTGATAGCATCAGTAAGAAGTATCTTAGAACTACCCCAGTTGTACTTAGTAAAACGTACCTTTGTCACACCAGTCATTGTAGGTGAACCAGAAGTAGTTACTGCAACCCAAGCTTCAGTAGCTGTATCCCAGTAATGTAAATAGTTAGAACCACTAGAAGGTGTACGGCAAGCTAGAATGCCATCGTTAATACCATTAGCTACACATACACCTAAGACATTACCTGTACCTGATACTGTACCGTAGTCGTTACTAAAGCCATTGATCTTTCTGTAACCACCAGTAACAGCAGGCTCATAGTTAATCAAAGAGATAGCTGAACCAGGCTGAGTCTCACCTTGTGATAACACATCACGACTAGTGTTAAGACCGCCTTGGCAGAATACTTTAAATGAGGCTAGATTGTCAGCCATTAGACACCGCCATTAAAAGAGCTTGTTCTTGACCGTGAAACTACAGTAGAGCGCACAGACAGCGGATCATCCATCAATACTCGACGCATAGACTTAATACCGTCTTCAAAGTTCTTTTGATGCATAGCGGCACTTTGTTCATTACTACGGAAGCGCATCATAAACATCATTGCACCATCAACAACTACATGCTTGAAGCGATCAGGTATAATACACACATCATCATACAAGCTTAGATCTGCAGGGTAAGACCAGTAAGTGTACTCGATTTCATACGCAGCATTAGGTGTAGGTGTAACACCAAAAGACTCACCTAGAGTTTGATAAATACGTACAGGAGCACCATCGCCGTTTACTGTGTCACCTTCATCATCAGCTGCACGGAAGCTTTGAATGTATTCCTCATAAGACATAGCTCTCAAGTTCATTGGGCTATTGCCTACAGAGCTTAACTTCTTAAGATAGAATGTGTCCCAGTCTGCACTTGAGTAGTCTGAGGGAAAGCTATACTCACGTGTACCTACTGTAAGAGTCTGTGTATATGTAGTTTTAAGGAAAGGCCATTCTTGACCGTCCTGCAGAATAAGTCTAACGCTACTGTTTACTGCATCCTTAGCTAGTGCTTGAACGTTACGCACTGAGTCAAAGCCATCACCAGCAATGTCAAGTGTGACCTCGTTAAGTCTACGCAGTAGCTCATTTACTAGTGAAATGTAAGTAGCCATAGAGTTATCCTACTATTAGAAGTACTATAGGGCCAGCATGTAGCCAGCCCTACAGATTGTGTCACTTACTACGCAGCGTTGTAACGTGTTGTGATAAGCGCTTCTGGGCGTAGAATCTTACGTCCATACAAGTGCATACCACGAACGATGTCTGCGAATGAATCAGGGTCACGGTAGTTCTCAACTTTGTTGATCTGTTCCGCTGAAGCTACTGCTTCTTCCTGACCTGCAACGATAACACCGTAGTTGTCGTTCTGTGCTGTAGTACCAGAAGTACCTGCGCCAGTGCCTTTTGCTGGTAGGTTGTTTGAAACATAAACACGGAAGCCGTGTAGGTTGTTCATAACCAAACCATTCATCAAGCCTGATCCACCGAAGTCTGCATTTAGAAGACGTGAATCTTCATCTTTTAGCATTTCAATGAATACTGGGTCAACAACGATCCAACGTCCACGTGAGTCAACATTCTCTGTGTCCATCTTACGAGCCATACGAGCTACGACTGTTAGAGGAGATACAGTTGTTGCTGACAATGCAGTTGCGCCTGGTAGACGTGGTGCTAGAGGAACTGAGTCACCTGCTGTCGCTGTAGCAGAGATAGTCAAGTTTGAGAAATCAGTTGCGTCTAGGTGGTTCGCTGTTAGGAACTCGCCTGTTAGGTTAGCTGGAGTGTCATGCTGTGCATCACCAGATGTTGCAGTTGAATACTCACCTGCTGATGTGTGGCCTGACAAGTACTGCATCACGTCTGTGTCCATAGCGTCTGCCATTTTATAAGCAGCACGGTCAGCAGCAAGTGATACATAATCAACGTTTGCGAACTGATCTTCGATGTCATCCATTTTGAATGCGAAGTAGTTAGCTTTGTCGATTGTCAGTGAGAAGTCTTCGTTTGCAAGCTTCTCTACAGAAATACCTGTGTGACGCTCTAGTGCGTTAACAGTTACATCTGGCTCTTTTTGAATGCGAACCACATCACCTTGGTTGGCGATCTCACCGAAGTAAGAGTTGTTTGTGATTGCGTTTGTGACAGCAGATTTACGTAGAGCAATCTGTGCCTGTTTGGAGTAGATAATAGGAGACCAGTTGGTTCCTGTAAATCCACCCGATGCGGAAGTAATAGCCATAGTTAATTCTCCTTATAGATATGGCGTGATATTGTTACACTACATATCCACTAAAGAGGCCATTCATTCTAGGGTAGTCAGCGTAGCTCAATCAGATTGGCCTATCTTTTTAGAGCGCTGGGCCTATATGTTTGGGTAGTTCTTTGTGTGGCTAGTGCTAATTAAAGCATACACACTGTTTTTTGTGTATATACTATAGTTTTACTTATGTGAACAAGAATGTCAAGCATTACTTTGTCATATCATAAATAAATTTACCTGAGCGTTGCGCATCAAGGATTTCCTCTTGGCGCTTCTCATATTCTTTGATAGACATCTTAGCTATCTGTGATTCACGTAAGTAGTTCGATGCATCATCTTGTTGAACTTGTGTGTTACGTTTAGTACGAACTGAAGATGCAGCATCCTTGTCGTTATTCACAGGACGAGAGTCTTTGATGCCTTTATCTACTTTATACATATCAATAACACGTCCGACTGACTTTGCGTCTTCTGCGTTCTCGTATAAAGCATCTTGAATTACTTTCGGCTGTGACTCTGCCCACGTATGGAAAGCATCATCAGCACGAATCTCTTCAAAGTCTGGATGCATCTGTAGTAGCTCTGCTTCTGCACGTTGACGTTTAGCATCTACACGTAGCTCTTCGATTTCCTTCAAACGCTTATCAATATCTGATGCACGTTCTTCAGCTTTACGATCAGCGATAGCTTCTACGATACCAGCTACGTCAGGGTACTTACTTGCCCAAGCTTCGATCTCTTCAGTAGTCTTAGGTAGTACCAACTCGTTCTTAGTGGCTTTGTCTAGTTGAGACTGTAGCTTCTCAAACTTAACTTTCCACTCTTGTTCTTTCTCTTGAACGTGACGACGAAGATCACCATAGCGCTTCTTGAAGTTCTTCTCTTCTGCGCTTAGCTCAGCATCATCTCCTTCTTGGGATGCTTCAGCTTTGCTTGCTTCTTCTTGTTTGGTACTACTCTCTGCCTGTACTGGTTCTGAGACAGGCTCTTCGCTACGGGGTTCAGCTTCAGTAGTTTGTTTTTCTTCGGGCGGTTCATCTTCTTTAGCCATCCCAGCTTGTTTCATTAGTTCTTGTAACTCTTGTTCGTCACGACTAATACGTGCAGCGTTACGTTGATGTGCAGGTGAGTTCACCTCTAGTTGTTCTACTTCAGCCATTGTATTCTCCTTATGTTGGGGCCAGCTTCATGCGCTGGGTGGCCTTATTGTTATATGGATTGAGAGTTGTTATGTGTACATCCAGCCTAAGCCAGCAGCGTTTGCTTCGTCAACGGCTTTTTGCATTTCTGGTGGAAGAGCAGAACCTGCTTTACGATAAGCTGTAACCAAATCTTTAGGCGCTACTGCTCTAGCTTGTGAAGCAATAGCATTCAAACGAGCTTGTTCACTTCTGCTTGCACCAATACCTCTCGCTTTTACTGCCTCTAGAGCAGCGTTCTTTGGTTCTTCTTCTACCGCTGGTGCTTCAGCTGTTTCAGTTTCTTCAGGTGCTTTATATTCTTGATCACGGCGGTCACCTGCCCAAGAACGTTTGAGAGTTAATAGGTTACCTTCATCATCTTTAGCTTGAATACCCGACTGACCATCAAATCCTAATAGATCACCTAACCAAGTGTCACCAAAGTCTGTGCCTTTTTTGTTACCTTCAACTTGATCGCTAAAGTCTCTCAAGCCACCATACAAGGTAGCCTCGCCACCAAAGATACTACCTCTACGCTCAAGATCTGTTTTAATACCTTCAGACTCCATACGCTCAACAATATCGTTATAACGTGCTACTGCACCTGTGTTAACTAAGGCAGATATAGGAGCACCAATAGCACCTGCTAGACCTGCTGCTATGTTAGCCATTGTAGATAGACCTCTAGCTGTCTTCTCTAAGTCTTCACTCTTAATTTTTGATACTTCAATAGGGGCAGGAGCAAGTGCCTGTGATTGCTGTCCAATGTCATCTAAGCGTCTGGAATAACCGCTTTCACCAGAGGTCACTGCTGGAGCAACACTTGGTGCCACACCTGAAGAAGGTGCACCCACTGTTGTAGCTGTAGTTGTAGCTACTGGTGTTTGTGTGTAGCCTTGCTGTATAAGAGTGTCATACTCAGTTTGTTGTGCTGGTAAGCTCAGTGTACGTACTTCTCCGTTAGGCCCATACAGAGTCACAACTGTGATACCTGGAGTAGGAGCCGTTGTTTGCGCTAAGAAGCCAGGAGCAAAAGACATTCCTGTAGCTTGTGTAAACTGAGGAGCGTTAGGATCTACAGTACCGCCTTCAGCGTAACCTACAGTATTGCCTACAGCTTGAGGAGCAGGCTGCAAGTAAGGGTCAGCTTGAACAGAACCGCCCATAGCCATACCCGTTACTTGCTCTAATGCGGCGACTTCTTCAGGGGTTAAGTCACCGACATCTCCTTCAGACATTTCGACAGGCTCACCACCGATACGTCCGTTAGCTTCCATCTCCATCATACCACGTTTAGCTTCCTCACGCAAGTCCTCAAAGAACTTAACACCGTAGAAGCGTACTACATCAGCAGGTACAACGTATTC